AATTGGTAGTGGGGATCATCCACAAACTTCCAGCGGCCGCCCCACTCGAGGCCGAGGCTTTCGCCGAGCGGGCCGAGTTCGCGGTAGAGTTTGTGCGTGCCGTGGTAGGTCTTGCCGTCGCCACTGAAGACGCCGACATCGATCGCGAGGCCGAAATTGTGGTTGGAGTAGCCGCCACGAGCGTTGGTGACTTTGGGCCCCGCCGTGGTGCGGCCCTTCGCGTAGAGGGCATCTTGCTCGGCGTAGCTGCGCAGGCCGGAGATCGCGCGCACATCGAGGTTTTGCTTCGAGGCGATGGCTTTGGCGGCCATCACAAACGAGCGCATGACCGGCTGCACCTCGGGGTGGAGGGTGGAAATGGTGCGGTCGCTGCGGGAGTCGAGCGTCATTTCTTTTTTGTCGCTGGCTTTTTTTTCGGGGTGGCTGCCGAGGGTTTTTTAGCCTTTGGCTTTTTGGCGCGGGGCTTGCGGAGTGGCTTTAGCGCTGGCTCGGCGTGCGGAATCGCGGCGGGAAACATCCGGCGGAGGAAGTCGAAGAGGTGCATCACTTGTCTTTCCAAGCTGGGAGGCTGTTTTGGTATTGGCTCAGGGCGTGGAGGAGATTGGCGTTTTCGCGCTCGCCTTCGCTGAGGCGTGGCTCGAAGCGCACGACAGTCTTAATGTGGAGCGTTCCGGCTTCACCGACTCTGTCACCGAATGGAGGAACGGGGACGGCGACGCAGGAGGTGAGGAAGGCCATCGCCAGGCATAGCCAGCCGAGTATCATCAGCACGGCGGCGACTTGCTTTGGCGTCATTTTCCTTTTCGGAAAATGTTGATGACGCCGACCAGCGAAAGCCCAGCGGCCACGATGGCTTCCTGATGCTCGGGCTCGAGCTTTAGACCGACAGCGGTGCAGATTAAAATTACACCACGCCATGTGGAGTTCTCGCTGAGCCGGTCGAGGATGTAGAGGATTGCTTTCATCTCCCTTCTCCGCATGTCAAAGCCTCATGGGCGTGAGGCGAGGATTTGCTCGATGCGCTTGGTGCGCTCGTCGATGCGGGCGAGAGTCTCGGCGCGGTCGGCGGCGGTGGCTTCGATCTTTTGCAGTCGCTACCACGCTTGAGAGGCGCTGAAGACGGTTGCCACCAGGGCGAGCGCGGCGATGAACTCGCCGACGCTCATTTTTAATCCCGGTCTGTTTCGGACGATCTCGCTGCTCATTAGCTTTGCGACTGAGCTAGAAGCGTTCCGACGATGTTTGTAGTCGCCACATTCGCCAATCTCTCGGTGTTCAAGAGATCCGTCTTCGCTTTGATCGCGGTGATGTTGGCCGATGGGATGTCTCCGGTTGCTGCTGGTGATGCGGGCAGGTTGTCCGTCTTAGCCTTTACTGCGGCGATGTCACTGTTGGCTGGCGCGGTGTAGGCGCTGGCGGCGAGGCGGGTGCTGACGGCGGCGTCCACGCGGCCCAGCTCGGTGCTGAGTTCGGTGCGGACGGCGCTTGCGTTTTGCGCGGCTGTCGGCGGCGTGGTCGGTGCGGTGTAGCTGGCCGAGGCGAGGCGTGTCGAGACGGCGGCGTCGATGCGGGCGAGTTCGGTGCCGAGTTCGCTGCGGACTGCTCCGGCGACCGTGGAGGCTGATGGGGCCGATGTGGTCGGGATGCTGTCCAGTTTGCCTCCGGTGCGCTCGAGGTCGGCACGGACGGCCGCGACGAGCGAGACTTCGCTGAGGTTCGTGTTGCCGATTGCGCCCACGATGGCGTTCAGAACTGCTTGGCCGTCGGCTTCGTTGAGGAGCGAACCTTCGACGGCTGTGGCAATCTGAGCCGCTGTGGGTGGGGTTGTCGGGGCAGTGTAGGACGCGGATGCGAGACGCGAGGACACGGTCGCGTCGATGCGCCCGAGTTCCACGGCCAGCTCGGCGCGGATGTCAGCCACGGTTGGGGCTGATGTGGGGGCGGCATAGTCTGCATCGGCCAAACGGCTCGAGATGCTGGCGTCCAAGTTCGCGAGCTTGGTGGAGTTTGCGTCCATCTCTTGGCGGATTGCCACGACGGTCGGCGCGGCGCTGGGGGCCACATAGTCGGCATTGGCCAAACGCGAGGACACGCTGGCATCCAAGCGCCCGAGTTCGGTTGTCAGCTCCGTTCTCACCTGGCTGGCGATGGCGCTTGCGGAGGGGACGGTTGGCGCGTTGGTGAGGGTCGTGGTGGTGGCGCAAAGGGTGACATTGGCGACCGTGTCGGTGGAGGGGTTGAAGGTGCTGACGGGGACTTCGGCGGTGCCGGACCACACGATGCTGCCGCTGCCGACATTGGATCCGGCGCTGCGGAATGCGAGTTGGTAGGTGCCAGCGCTGCCGGTCATGTTGCCAGAGTAGAAGCCGGTGCTGCCGACTTCGGTGAGCGAGATGGCAGAGCCGACGGCGGAGCCGGATTGGTAGGGTTGAGCGGTGACGGTGAGGCCACTTGTGGGCAGGGCGATGTTGAGTTCGTTGGCCATGGGATTAGGAGTTTAGGATGGTGAGTGTTTCGGTGAGCGTGTCCTCGAAGCTGTGCGGGGCGGCTGGCCAGTTGCTGGCGGCGGGGGCGAGGCCGGAGGCGATCATGCCGTCGAGCCAGCCTTGCACGGCGTTGAGCTTGGGCGAGGATTTCGCGGCGGCGTCGAGGCGCATTTTTTGATAGAGGAGCGTGGTGGAGCGGTTGCCGCCGTAGCCTTGCGAGACTGTCCACTCTTCGGCGGTGTAGACAGGTGCGGCAGGCGTGATCCACTCGCCGTTGCCCCATGTCGCGTCTTCGGCGGGCTTGGGCGGGAGCGGGGCGTAGTCGGCAGCTTTTGGGTTGCCGTTCGCGGCCCATGCGGCGAGTGTTTCGGGCGCGAGGGTTACGAGTTCGTTTGTGGTGAGGTTGTAGTGGTTAAGCATAAACGCGGGGATGGTTGTCGACGGTTGCGCCGTTGTTGTTGGTGATCGTCAGCCCGCCTTTTTGGTCGATGAGATCGCGGACGAGGGGGGCGTAGAAGACGAGATTCTGCGGGCGAATTTTGTCGCAGGTCATCCCTTTGGCGAGGGAGGCGATTTCGGGCTGGGTGAGGGCGGCGTTGTAGATTCCAACTTCGGCGGATTGAAATGAGTTTAAATTGTTTGCACCATTTCGCCCATTGATTTGAGGGATAACAGAATTTGTAATAGAGCTAATAAGGGTGTTCCCGGTTATCTGATTTGTTCCTTGAACCCCGTTGGCATAAATCTTCATGTCGTTTGTTGACGCGGAGGCGGTAGAAAACGCGGCGTGGAACCATGAGCCGTTTGTCGCTGTAAATGAGATGCTTGCCCACGCCTGATCAGTTCCAGAAAATCGTTTTTGAAAGCCTAAAAAATTACCGATGCCAGGAGCGCCAACATTGAAATTGTGATAATAATTGACCGCCCACCCTGTTCCATTGCCTGAGTTCTGCTGTTTATTTACTAAAGGGTAAAAACCAGTCGGAACGCCGACACTTGGAATATAAAACCACCCTGCGACAGTGAAAATGTCGTCTTTGCCGAAAGCCAAGCTGGAAGATGTTCCTATGGTTAAATATTGGCTACTTGCCGCTGTGAAATTGTAGGCCATAAATTAAGCAACTTGTTGCACCTCGACGGCGATGAGTTCGGCGTCTCCGGTCATGGTGTCGTTGGTGGCGTCGTTGGCGTCACGGTAGATTTTGATGCGGAAGGTGTCGCCGACCGCGAGGGAGTCGATGGCGGTGGCTGTGATCTCGGCCACGGTGACGATGCCGCTGGTGCCGTTTGCTGCGCTGGTAACGAGGGTGGCAGGGTCAAAGCTGTCTGCGTCGAGGTCGGTATTGCACCGCATGAGCTGCACCCCCCATCGGACATTTCCGGAAGTGGCTGTGGTGGCCATCCATGCGAGGCGGATTTTGAGGCCGCTGGACAGATTGGCGTAGTCGGGGATGACGCCGGAGAAGATCGCGGCTTCGTCGGTGGCGGCGTCGAAATCGAGGACGGCGATGGAGTTTCGCGTGTCCAAGGTGGCGAAGGCGGTGGCGGGGGGTTGGTTCTCGCGGGGGGTGAATCGGGCGAGGGTTTTTGCAGAAGATAACGCGCCTGCGGAAAGAGTTGTGCCGCTGATTGAGAGGTTGCTGCCAAGCTCAAGGTGAGTCAGTTTTCCGGCGCTGTCGTCCCAGAACAGGAGTTTGTCGGCTCCGGCGTCAGCGGCGGAGATGGCTCCGTCGGTGGCTGTGAGTGCGTCGGCGGCGGTTGTGTCAATGGAGACGCTGTCGCCGGAGGCGAGGATGGGTGTTGCGATCATGGTTTAAGAAAATTGGAGTGTGGTTCGAGAATTCCACGAGCCTGTTGCCGAGGCTTCGGTGGAGGAGTTGCCGTCTGCGGAAAATTGGGTTCGGGAGATTTCCCAGGACTCGGCGTCGTAGATGGAGCCGGTGGCGGGGACATCGGAATACAAGAGGTAGCCGAGGTAAGTGGTGTCTCCTGCGGAGTCGAAAACGAAGACGCGGTCGGGGGCTTCGCCTGCGCCGGCGAGGCGATATACCTCCCCCGTGGAAGGGTTGCGGCTGTAGATCCTCCGGTCGCTGTGGTTGACGCAAATCTCTCCCAGCGAAAGCTGAGAGGTCGTCGGAATGGCTCCGCTCTGGACCGACTTTTTCGGGATGATGGTTGGGTTTGGCATGGGCCGGATTTATTCAGCGGATTTTTTAGGCTCCCCCGCTTGGCGAGGCGGCATTGGCCGCCCCGCCGGGGAGTGGTTGCGGGTGGACTAGTAAACTCCGCCGTCGATGGTCGTCTCGAGCGCGCTGATGCGGGTCTCGTGGTCGGCGACATCGGCCTCGACTGCGTCCAGGCGGCTGTCGGCGCTGGCACCTTCCAAGGCGTCCAACCGGTTCGAGAGGCTCGTGTCGGCTGTGGCGCGGGTCGAAGCCTCGCTGTCGATGTTCGACTGGAGGGTCGTGTCGGCCGATTGGCGCGCTGTCTGCTCGCTGCTGATCGCGCTCTGACGAGCGGAGGTTTCGGCGGCGAGGTCGGTGCCGAGGTCAACGATGTCCTGCTCTGCGGCGGAGACACGAGTGGTCAGCGCGGTCGCGGCTGTCTCCACGCCATCGATGCGGAGACCGAGGGCGGTGTCGGCCGATTGGCGTGCGCTGGTTTCGTCAGCGATGTCATCGTTGATCGAGAGGACGGCGGCCGCGAGGGCGTTGTCGTTGGTAAGATCAACAGAATTAATGAGATCCACCACCTCTTTGAAGGTGTCGGCATCCGCTGTGGAGGCGGAAAGGATCGCGTCGATGCGGCCTTTTTCAGTCGTGATCTTGCCGTCCAAAACGGAATCGGCTGCGGAGCGCGCGGAGGCTTCTGCCGAAACAGCGGCGATGCGTGCTGTCTCTTCTGCAGAAATATCGGCGGCGAGATCGCTCTCGGCTCCTTGGGCGCGGCTGATTTCGCTGTTGAGGCTCGAGGTCAGAGTCGAATCGCCGGACTCACGAAGAGCGGCTTCGGCTGCGACGGCAGAGTCAACGAAGGTTTTCTTCGCGTAGCTCTCGCCGGAGAGGTCGAAAACGCCTTCTTCCGTTCCGATAAAAAGTTTCTTGTTGAGTTTGTCGAAGCCCAACTCTGCGAGCTGGAGCGATACTGGGGAGCCTGTGCCCCGTTTTACTTTGATGATTTGTGGCATGGTGTTGGTGGGTTAGTTGTTGGTGTTCGTGGGTGGGGTGATTGTCAAAAACCGCCGCCATCGATGATGGAAATCAGCGTGGCGTAGGCGTTCGCGGAGGGCGACCAGCGGTAGGGCATGCCTTCGTCGAGGGCCATGTAGAGGCGGTCGGATTTGCCGGTGCTTGGGAAGGCCGAGCGGGTGGGATATTCGACGATGAGGCCGGGGAGGGTCAGGTCGAAGCTCGAGAGGTCGAGGCTTTGGCTGAGGTTGGATTCTGTGATCGTCGTCATGGCGTGGCGGTGTAGGTGGCCGTGGTGCGGTTTGCCCAGGCGACGGCGGTGGCGGAGCCGGTAGAGACGACGCGACCGGCGAGGTCGAAGGTGGTGCGGTGGATCGTCCAGACGGGCGAGGAGGCGCTGGCGGGGCCGGTGTAGTCGGTGTTGGCGATGCGGCCGTAGTAGTTCGTGAGGCCGTCGCTCGCGGTGTCGCTGGCGTAGCGGTAGAGCGCGGGATCGACAGGGGGCTGGACGGTGCGGAGGCCGAGGGCGGTGAGTGCGATCTGCGTGCCGCTGGTGGGGATGCCGTCGAAGATGATCAGGCCGTTTGGGAAATCGATGAGGTAGTCGGTGACAGGGGTCTGCGTGACGCCGTTGAGCTGCACGAGGACATGAGCGGGGTCGCTCGATGCGAGGCCGCCGACGCTGTAGGTGTCTGTCGCGCCGGTGGCCGTGTGGACGGTCGTGGTGATCGAGAGCGCGGGCGCGGAGGAGACGATGAACTCGGCGAGGCCGGTGATGGCGCTCGCAGCGTGCGTGTGGGTGTCGAGCTGAGTCTGGAGCGCGCCGATGCTGGCGGCGGCTTCAGCGATGGAGTCGAGCGCGGCGGGATCGAGGTTTTCCGTGAGGTAGTCGATGCGCTGGCCGAGCGAGGTATCGGCGGAGGCCAGTGCGGAGAGGTCGGAGACGAGGCCGGTGATCTCGCTCTTGGCGTGGGTGTGCGCGGAGGGCTCGAAGGTGGTGGGCTTGCCGGTAATGCTTTCCCAACTGGGAGGCAGGGAGAGTGCCGACCAGGAGGAGCCGGACCAGCGCCAGCGGCGGCCGTCGATGTCCGGCTCTGTAAGCGGCGGGTAGATTTGCCCGGTCGTTGGGTCGGCGGGGAAGGCGATCATGGCTTGGGAAGTGAGGCGGCGAATTCCACGGCGGTGATTTCTTCGGCGCCCTCGGCGGAGAATCGGGCGGCGATGGGCGCGATGGCGGCGAGCAGGCATTGGCCTTTGGCATCGCGGGGGGCTTGGTCGGCAGGTGCAAACCAGGTGGCGGCTTGCGCGGAGGGGAATCCGCTTTGGCTATCCATTGAGGAGCGGATCGCTTCGTAGCGCTCAGCGGTGGATCGGAAGAAACGATTCACAGCGAGATCCCCCATTTGGTGCCGAGGTAGGTCTCGACTTGTTGGCGCTCGGCGGTGGTGAGCAGGCGGTCGTAGGCGATGACCTCGGCGATGGAGCCGGAGAGGTTTTGGCCGGTGGTGTTTGTGCCGTTGCTATTGATGCGGCCGCCGAGGCGGGCGCGGACGACTTCGTAATTTGCGGAGGGAAAGGTATCGGCGGCGGCAGAGGCGGCGGTGCCGTTGAGGTAGTTGATGATTTGCGTGCCGGTGTGCGTGAATGTGCCGATGGAAAATGAGGAGAGCGTGATATTTTGTGGGGAGAGGAGCGTGGCAGAGCCGTTTGCGGTGGCGCCGACTTGCAGCGCCTTCTGAGTCGCGGCGAGGTAGTTCGCTTGATCGGTGGCGCCAGTGATGGACTCTGCGAAGATTCCGGCTTGGGTTTTGCTGGAGGCGATGGAAAAGACGACGAAGAGAGATTGAGCCGGGTAGCTGCGGGTGTAGAGGCCATCAAGGAAATCATCGGTGCCGTCGAATGTGACCGTGGATTTGCCGTTCGAGGACGCGAGCACCGGGCGGCTATTGACGGTGCTCTGCGTGAAGTGGCGGGCATTGGTGGAGCGGTCTTCCCAGCGGCCGATGGTTGAGCCGGGCGTGGTGCCGCCGCTCGTGCTGTCGTAGAGGCCGGTGGTGGCATCGAGCCAGAGCGCCAGAGAAGTCAATGAGGCCGGTGTCCAAGTCGGCTCTCCTCCTCCGCCGCCGCCATCTCCGCCGGCGCCGGTGAAGAGCGAGACGCTGCCAAGGGTGACGGCGCTGGCCGTAGTCGCGCCGGTGGGGATGACGATGTAGAAGGTGGTCGGAGAGGGAGAGGATGGCAGGGCGGTGACGACTTGCATGTCGGCCACGCCAGAGCCGGTGATTTTGGCGGCAAGGGAGCTGGCGAGGCCGGTGGTGTCGGCGATGCTGTGCGTGTGGCCGGGTTGGCTTGCCGAGTCGGCTTTCGCGCCTTGAGCCGCTGTCGCGTAAGCGGTCGCATTTGTTGCTGCCGCTGTGCCGAGGGTGGGCTTGTCGGTGAGGTCGTTGTAGCTGGTGACTCCGCCAGCGCCGCCTGAGCCGCTTGAGCCGGTCTCGATCCATTGCGTTCCGATGAGCGCGTATTGGCGGCCGGTGTCTGTATCCACCCAGAGGAGGTCATTGCTGCCAGCGGGTGGGGGATTCGGGCCGAAGTGCGCGGAGGTCGCTAGGGCCTCGATGGCTTGCGCGGTGCGCAGGGGGGTCATCCATTTGGTGTGATCCGTTCCAGCTTCGGCTTCGGCTTGGGTGGCTTTGCCGTCGGGGATTGCGGCGGGGGTGCCCTCGTCGCCGGTGATCACTGCGTTCTGGAGTTCCGCCGCGAGGGTGGCCGTGCGGTGGGCGGTGCCTGGCGCGCCCCACTTGATTTCGAGGAGGGCGCTGACGGTGGCGGGGTTGGAAGAGAACGCGGCCTCGACCGGCAATGTGTTTAGATCAAGGGTGGTCTGGCCGGGGGCCGCGTAAGCTAGAAAGTTGGAGTCGGAGAATTTGGCCTTGAGGCCGACGGCGGCGGTGGTGCCTGCGGGGGGCGTGGCGGTTGCGCCGTTCTCGACATACACGACCTCGATGGGGAGGGTATCGCGGCGCTTGAGGACGAGGCGGTCGAGCGCGACATTGCTCGCGGCGCTTTTCACGAAGCGCCGGTTTTTGAGGTCGAGGAAAAGTTTCATGCCGCTGCCGAGCGGCGGGTGTCAAATCACTCGGGCTTCCGAGTGGCTCACGGAGCGGGCGGGAGCGGATTGACCACAGAGGACACAGGGGGCACAGAGGGGGAGGAAATGGCTTCCCACTTGCCGAGAGGGCATCGCTCGGTTGCCATGCGGAGTTTTGCCCATGTCGAGCAGCCACACTTGCGGCAACGGCCGGTGTTGTTCAGCGCGGAGGGGTCCCACTCGGGGCAGGCGCGACAGGTGGCCTCGCGGGCGGCGAGGATTTCTGGCGGGGTGGTGGAAAAGCCGTAGCGAGCGAAGCGGTGGGCGGCGTTCCCTGCTTGTTTTACTTCATTTAAAAAGTGTGCAAGTTTGTTATTTAGCATGACACTTTGCAAATGTGGTTGGCTCCTAATCCCGAGCAAAGTGCAGCGACGGTTCCTAATATCACTAAATCATACCCAGAATAATAATATGTCCTCACACTTGTTCCAGCAGGGTAGTTTGGGTGGAACCATGGCGGGAATCCCAAATCCCAATAAGACAAATAAGGCGCGCCTTGGTATCCGCCGTAATCCTTCGCCCATACAATGACTGGCTTGCCGTCGAAATTGTCTTCAACATAAAGTGACAAAATGTCGGTATCCATTTGCGGCGTGGTTGGTATTCTAATAACTTCCCAACAATAAGAAGGCAGCGGCGGGACTTCTCCACAATCACATCCCCCACAACACGCGCACTCGACGGCGCGGAGTCCAGCCGTGCCGTCGGTCTTGATCTTGATTGCTCCGGAGGATGTGCGGCCGAGGGTCATATTAGCACGCCTCGGTGGCGATCCATTGCAGCTCCCCGCCCACCGAGCCAAGGACATGGGTGCCGCTCCCAGGCACGGCGGGGATTTTCAGCTTGCGCGTTTGATGTCCGCCCGCGCCGATTGCTGTCTGCACAAGGCTCGGGTCGATTTGCAGGGTGGCAAATACAAAATTTTTATCCAAGTCGGTGCCTCGAATTCGATAAGGATACCCGCCAGACGCGGGATTGGGAGCCGTCTGCGCAAGCGATGCAAAACTGAGCGGAGGCGTATTCATCAGTAATTATGCCAAGCGAATCCAAGTCCCGAAATCTAAAACCGCAGGGACTATTTCAAAAGAGGTCTCGATTTCTTTAATTGTGCCGTATGTGTTTACCTTAAGATGAGAAATTATTGTCCGCCTAGGAAGAACATTCTGAACAATCCCTTGCGCGTATTCAAAGTTTTGAAGGTTGGGGGCAAGATCAATATAAACATTGTAAATTTTGTTTGTAATATCTGTATTGTTATAGCCCAAAATTCTAAGTGTTGGCGCGGCAGGGATGAGGTCCCCGAGTTTCCGGATAAATGAGGTCTCGAAAACAACATCCAATTTTTCTGTATAGGTTTTTTCGTCTGATTTTTGCAGCGGCTGTGCGGGAACGCTCGGATCGTTTGGGTTCGCTCTTAAATAATAGGATTGCGCTTTCAGCTCGATAATTCCCGGCGTGAAGCTTTTCACTTCCTCAACCAATGAGGAGTCCCAAACTCCGTAACCCGTGGCGTTGATGCGCTCGAAGCCGTCCGTGCCGACGCTGACAGTCGGATCGGGCCAGACATCGACATTGCCGATAGAGGTTTCGATGGCGGCGGGGAGACTGGTATTCCCAACTGGGCGCAGGAATTCGGCAGAGCAAGTGAATAGCCCTGACTTTTGCTTTTGCTCAGTGAGGCTCTGCTGGATCGGCCAAGTGCCGGTTGATTTGTAGACATTCATAAAATTAAACCCCGAGCGCGAACTGCGGCAATCGGTCGCGGATTGTGGTGATGATTCCGGTCCACTCGTTCAGAGTTCTCTGTATGGACCCAAAATCGGCACTTGCGTTGCCGCCTTCTCCGCCTTGGCCGCCTTGGCCGCCAATTCCGCCATCTCCACCGACCCCGCCGGTGAATGAATTTTGAATTTCCGATTGAACTTGAGCTATGGCGGCTTGGACTTGCGACGAATCGATCTGGATCGTGATGGGGCCAGCCAAGGCGTCGATTTTTTCTTTCGCAGCGGTCGTGTCAGCGTCGATTGGGAGAGTCTGTTGTTTAGTGCCGAGGGAGTTAATTTTGGACTCTAAATTTCCAATAGAAGTATTTCCTCCCGCTTCGTCGATCGGCTGGATGCCGGTGAGTTCGCCGCGTTTGCTGGCGATATAGTCGAGGATTTGCTGCATCTGCTCGCTGCCGGTGGAGCCGAGGTTTTTGATGCCGAGCTCGCGGGCGATGTCTGGGAAGGATTTGTTTTTGAGATCCACGCCGATGTATTCACCGAAGGCGGTGATCTCCTTGCGGGCGTCGGCGGTCTGCTCCTTGAGGCTCTTTACGGGCGCGGACGGGTCCACGCCTTTTATGTAATCCAGCCAGGTGGCGAAGGACTTGGCGGCCTCGGCGGCTTTGCTGGCCTCGGCTTTGGCTTCGGAGACGGTCGTCTTGTCCACCTTCACGGCAGCGGCGGCGTTTTTGGCGTTGACGAAATTCGTGGCGAGGACTCCGGCTTCTTCTTTGGTGACGCCGAGGGTTTTCACATAGTCTTCTGTGAGCTTGGCGATCTCCTCGGTCGCCTTCTTGCGCTCAAGGTCTTTTTCGAGGGAGGCCACGAGTTCGGTGTTGCCTGCGGCTTTGGCAGCGTTTAGCTGGGTCTCGAGCTCGATGATGGCGGTCTTATTGGCTTTGGCTTCGGCGTCTGCGGCGGCTTGCTGGTCTTTGAGTGCTTGGCGTTTTTTAAGCTCGTCCTCGGTCTGCTTGGCTTGTGTCGCGCGCTCGGCGGTGGTGGCTGCGGTCGCGGCGGTGACTTGGCCCTCGAGTTCGGCAACTTTGTTTTGCTGGGCGCCGAGGTCGGCGAAGAGAGGGGGGATTTTGGCGTAGTTCTCGGAGAAGGAATCCGGAAGGGCTTTGCCAGCGTTCACAAATTGCTCAGCGATGCGGCCGCCTGCGCCGGTCATGCTTTCCGAGATTTTGTCGGCAGCGCGCTTGGATTCTTCAGCAGCGGCGCGGAGATTGTCCGAGATGCCCTGCGTAAGCATGTTTCCCGATAGGGCGTCGGCGAGTTTGGATTGAATGGTCTCGGCGATGCGCGCTCCCAAAAGAT